ACTACCTAAGTAAGCTCTAGAAACACTTAGTCAGTGTACTGACCGTTAGTAAGCTCAGTTTCGATGTACTCGATAACAAGCTTCATAACACCATCGCCATCAGGAGCTACTGCACCTGCTACAACAGTAATAGCACCGCCAGTAGGGAAGTATGTCTGTGCTACAGTACCAGATGCAATTCCAGTAGCATCGACAGCTACTTCATTAGCAACTACCGTAGAGCCTACTTTAACATCAACAGTACAAGAACCGTTAGTGTCAGTATCAGCAGTTGTTACAATAGCGTAAACATTAGTTACCAGAGAAGCTTCCGGTAGCGTTCCAATAGTATTCGCTCCAGTGCTAATAGCACCGGTAGCTAGAATACTGAGTGTCTTTTTCTGATTATTCTTATCATCAAAAGTTACATCAGCCATTAGTTACTCCTTACGCCGCAGTATGTGTAGTAACGTCAACAAAGACGGAACCGAAGTTATAACCAGCGATCTTACCATCAGCATTATCTGAGTTCTCAGCAAGCAGCTTAGTATTTTTCGCACCACACCAAATCTCCATACAAGATTCAGAGAATTTATCGAAGTCAGTACCTTCGTACTTGTAGTCAGGCATTTTACCCATACCAAGTTGGAATGCACCAGCACCAAGAATCAGACCACGTGAGCGGATAGTAGATGTAATATCAAACCCATCCTCACCAGACCAGACCTCATTTACTGAGTCATACTGACGCATACCGGCCATTTCAACACCAGTATTATCGTAGTTGTAGTAACCATCAGAATCAAGGATGCTACCAGAAGTAGTACCGAAGAAATCTCCAGCTTCTACGAAGACGAAGTTACCAACCTGACCAAGCACACCGCTAAACAGTGCATTGTTGTTACCACGAATATCAGCTTCACGAAGAACTTGCTGAGCACCAGAAGATTTCATCAGCATATTTTTCATAGCAACATCAACTACGAACAACCAGATAGGTTTACCTTTAGCTGTGCGGAACGGAGTTAGCGGTAGACGCTTAGTAATACCAACCGGAGTTGTATCAAAACCTTGACCTTGTTTGATTACTTTCTCAATGTCGAGAAGTTGATCGAATGTAAACGTAGTAGTCAGGTCAATACCAAACTCAGCACCTTGCTGTCCAAGGTCAAAGTAAGCTTGATCGCTAGAACGTACCCACAGATCAGCCAATTTAGAGCGTGAATCCGCATGTTCGTTGATGCTAAGATCACCAATGTCTTTACCGTCAAATTTAGTACCGTTATCTACAACGTAGCGGTAATCAGAAACAGTAACTTTGTCAGAGAATTTCTTCTTCTGTTCACCAGTACCTTTAGCAGTAGTGTTACCCTTAACAGGTTTACCACTCAGGTTTCCGTCCATATCAAAGACAACAGTGTGTCCAGTATCAGCAGTCTCTAGATTAGCTTGCATAATGATACTATCTTTAGTAGTACCTTTATAAGCCGCCCACCATGATGTAGCCGATTTTTGAATCAGCCCTTCACGCATCCATTTCTTGCGTTTGAGATCAGAAGTAATCGCTACTTTACCAGTTCCATCAGCCATTATTTACTCCTTAGTAAATTTCATTTCTATAAGATGCTACAGAATCAGGCTCAGCCGTATACTCAGCAGCAGAGTGATTACCACCTACTTCGCTAAGATTCGGTTGCTCAAGAGTCTTGTTACCATCACCGACAACTTTAGGTGCTTTTAGATAAGAAGCCGCTTCTTCTAGAAACTGCTCAAAACTAACTTCACCATTCTCTAGACGCTTAGTAATTCTCGCTGGGATATCATAAGCAATAGTCTCATCAGTAATTTTTACATCACTATAGCTATTGAATGATGCCAATACAGAAGCACGACGTTCTAGTTCAGCTTGCTTAGTTGCCTCAGCCTCTACAGAAGCCAAACGCTCACGATGAGCTTTATTAGCTTCTGCTTCTAGCCGATTCACTTCAGCTCGCCAAGCGTCAGGGTCACTAAACTTTAGATCTTCTAGACGCTCTTTAGTAGCTGCATCCAATTCAACTCTAGGAGTTGTAATTTCTTCCAAAGCCGCTAGCTTAGCTTCTTTAGCTTTCAACTCTTGTTGAGACTTGGTAAAAGCAGCTTGTGTATCTTTAAAACGCTTCTCCCAATCTACTGTAGGCTGAGTGTCACCATTGGTTGACTGAGAGTTATTGTCATTAACCAAGGTAGCAGAGTTATCTTCTGGAGTACCCATGTTAGTTCCTTTATTTAGAGTGTTCCCTATTGTAGCTAATGTAACCTAAATTAATGTTTAAATATCATACCCGCTAAAGTTTTGACGCTTTTGTGTAGTTTTACTTCTAACATAAATCTCTTCTCTGCTAATAGGGCTATATTTCAATCCCATAGCTATATATCTAACCATGTCAGCAGTATGTGAGTATTCATCATGCACTGGTGATTTCAAAAATACTCCTAAGCTACGATCATACTTCTTACGATAGTTCTGAATTGCATCAATAATAGTCTCACACTTACTATCAATTTCTACAGTTTTTAGGAATTGTCTAGTAGCCTCAATACCATCCTGTAATGAGTGCTTAGCTACTAGATCAGGATTAAATCCTAGGTCTACCATAGCAGTCCATCTAGTTTTTCCGGCTATTAGTTCATGCTGGTTAGTATCGTGCGGTACATAAGTAGTACCATGCACCCACCCTAATTCCTCATTAAGATAGCAGAAAATATCCCAATAATGCTCTAGCGCATGTCCAGAGTTCTGATACTCTCCTATTATCTTAACCGAGTTATCTGGATGTACTTGAAAGAACCCGATTGAGAAAGTATCATTATACCCTAAGTCAAATGCTGAGTGAACCTTTAGGTTTAGATCATATAGGTCAGGTTTAACTTTCAGCTTCTTAAACTCATTCTTGTAGTATGTACCTTCTACTGATTGTTCAAAAGCTTCTGTAGCAGTAGTTGGATACTCCTGCTTCATGTCCTCGCCAAGTTCCTCAGCTTTAGAAGCATACCACCATTTCTGCTGATCTGTTAGTTTTAAGTCTAGTTCTTGCTCAATCTTTCTAAAGTATGCTGATAGCTCTTCGTCGTATGGTGTTGGATGATCTAACTTACAGTCCTCATCTATAACCCAGCTAATAAAGATAGGCTGGAAGTCGAATGGGCTAAAGTCTACAGTACAGTCTGGATCTTGACCGCCAAACTTACTAAGCTTGCCTCCTAACTGTATAACCTTAGCCTCAGCCTTTGTCCACATTTCATAGAATAGTCCAGCTTTACCCTCAGCTGTTGACTCAATAGTAATCTTGTTATTCTTACCTACAGACTGAAATGCACCAGTCTTAAGCTCTTTAGCTTTCTCAGGAGCAATCTTACTAATCTTAGCAAGCTCAGAGACGTGTAGACTTTGAAGTGTATCACCACGGAAATTACCAATTTTAAGAATAGACCCGTTTGAGAACATAATACCCTTAGAGTTATTATATACTACTTTCAGCCCCATCAGCTCCTTAATATTTTCATCCAGCTCATTCCACATCAGCTCAGCTCTAAGACTAAGTTTATCTGCCTCAGCCTGTGTATATGATTGAATACCTGCTTGGTGGCCGTCACTAAATAGACAACTGTCTAAGTTATAAGCTAAGTAGAGCGTAGAAATACCAGTCTGTCTAATCTTGAGAAAAATCTTCCTAATGTGATTAAACTTCTTAAGAGCTCTAAACTGCGCATTGTTACACCTCAACGTGATGAGTTTTGAATCCTTATCTCTAATCTTATACAGATTATTAAGACGCCAGAACTTCGAGCTAAGTTTAGTCTTAACAAACTCCTCTTGCTCAGGAGTTAGCTCAAGTGTTCTTTCTTCATACGCTTTCTTTAGTTTCGATAGCTCAGCTAAATCAGCCTTACTAAGCTCCTCGCTAGTAGTCATAATACTTCTTCCTGTTATCTGGATTGTGTTGAGGGCTATCAGCCTCAGTCTGGGTCTGTCGTTTAGCTAATAGTATAATAGCCACTGGTACAACTAAAGCTAATACTAATTGATCTAAGAATACCATTAGCAGTCATCCATAGCTGAGTTCATTATGTTCTGAATCAGTACAACAGTAGTATTACCCTCTGGTTTCTGATCTTTAGTACTCTTTTCTAGTGTATCTATAACTGATACTACGTCTTTAAACTCTTTGATCTCTAAGAACCGTGATGGAGTCTCTAAAATCTCTAAGGCTTTATCTACAGCTAATTCTTTAGCTCTAGCTATTTTGCCTTTTAGGGATATGTCTGTTGACTCTTCTGACTCTATGGGTGAGTCGGTGATAATATCAGTTTTCTGCGGTGTGATTATATCTTTTCTAGGAGCGTGCTTCTTCCACTTAGTATATCCCTTCAAATCCTTAGTTGTAAGGTCGTATTTGTCGCAAAGCTCTGGGATGGTTATTGGAGTTGTTTCAAATTCTATTCGATAAGATTGTAGGAGCATTGGGTTCATTGGAATCCTTTAAAATCTGTAGTTTTCTGGAGTATAGCGTTAGTTTGCTTTGAGAATTCTTTTGATATTTATTGGGTGGTTGGTTAGTTGGTTACAAGTGATTAATTTAATTGGATTAAAAGTATTAGTAGGATTTTTATTTAGTTATCTGCTGAGTGTTTAATTTAATTGGATTAAAAGGAGTTTGAAAATTTTGGCGGTATTTAACGGTGTCCGATGCTCAGGCTGACAGCCCACCCTTGGAGGTAGGGGGTGTATATACTACAGAAAAAGCACCCGAAAAATTCTATCACAAACCATCACATAATATCACTAAGCATTACTACAACAATAAATAACTTAGCAGTACTACAACAATAACTAACAGCCTTAGGCTTGGCACACATTAATTCGGAAGCTTAAGGTTGTTCAAAGCATTGTTATGATATTCGCGCGTGCGTGCGCGTATTAATAATGTAAGCCTAAAGAAGTTAGTAGAAAATTTGCAAATTTATCGAAATTTCTACACAAAACCCTTGACATTACTTAGCAGTTATGTCATAATAAATAAAAAAAAAAGAAAGAAAAAGAAAGAGAGGGAAGAAAGATGAAACTTCACACAAACCCGATTATAGCTAAGAGCCAGACTAAGAAAGTCAAAGAAGCATATGCAACAATGCTTGCAGATGGTATGTTTAATAAACGTATTGACACAGGAGTAGCTGATATATCTATATTGATAGAGGGCCAAACAGTAAATATTTTTCAATATGGCTTATTTGGTTGTGCTAAAGGTATGCTAGAAAATATAGATATTTTTAGCATAGAACTAAACTAAGAAAGAGAGGGTCGAGAGATGGCACGCAAAGCTCACTACTTATCAGTAGACGAAGTTATGGAGAAAGTTGGAATGACTTGCGGCTGGATGAATTTTGTCTACGCATTTAACCAACTAGATGGAGTTAGCTGTAAATACGATAAAGCTAAACATGCTTATAGAGTTTGTGCAGACCGTGACGTTAACTTGAATATTCTGATAGATGATGCTTATAACGTTATCTACTCTAAAGGATGGTGTTAAATGAAACTCTTAATAACAGTAGCCGCAACTCTAGTGGCGGTTAAAGCGGGACAATTTGAGGTAGCGGCATTTATCGCCGTTGCTAGTATCTTCTTAGCTAACTTGGCGAATTTCAGCAGAATTTCAGCTAAGACTAGATAAGATTAGTAATAACAAACAAGGGAAGGTAGAAAAATGAGAAAGATTACAAAAGAAGCCGCAACAGCTTTTAGAATGGATAAACCATTTAAGAAAGATAATACAGAAGTTAAAGTCTCTCAGACTGAGACTGCTATGTATCTGCATGGTAATAAGATTGCATGGTGTGATGGGGAGAATATCTATCTTAGCTCATGTGGTTATACTACTAATACCACTAAAGAACGCCTAAATGGTATTATTGAGATGTGCTATGCTACTAAAAGTATAATATATCAGCGTAGCTTTGCATGGTACAGAGATGATAAAGATGTGCGCTGCGAGTTCGTAGACGGCGAGCTGATTTAGTCTAAGGGAGGATAGAAAATGGAAGCATGTTATCTGAAAGATTTACAGGGCGAGGAATGGGTATATATTTATCTAGCGGCGGATATTAGCTATTACTCTGATTATTTTAATCTTGCCTATGATATAACTGGAATTCTTATCGAAACTACAGCGCTGGAAAACGGTGGTTTTGAGGAGGACGATAGAATAGCGTTTACTGCTCACTCTAAGCCTTACGACCTAGACACACTTTATACAATCGCTACTTATGGCGAACTAATGAAGCGAGTAGAAAACTAAGCTTTATAGTGCATGTTAAGCTAAGCATGTACTATTAAGGCTTATACCAAAAACCCAAAGTAAGCCTAAAGGAGTATACAATGACTAAGCAACAACAATGGGAAGCTATCGAAGCTATCCTCAACAACGACCAGTACAAAAACGTTAGCAAGAAGCTTAAAGAAGAGTTGGCAGACCTGCTCAAACCTAAAGGTAGCCGTGGAAGTTCTAACCCCGCTATTCTTAACGAGGATGGAACTATCAAAGAAGCATGGTGTCGTTACCATCAGCGCTATGAGCCAGCGGCTGATATGATTCTTTATGAGGATAATACTAAGTCTAAGGGACTTTGTAAAGCTGCCAGCCGTGAATGGCACAAGCGTAACAGTGCCGTTAAAGCACTGGAAGCCGCTGCTACTGAGCTGCTGATCGGCGGCGATGCTGAGGCTGCTATGGCTAAGGCTAAGGAGGCTAAGGAGATGAAAGAGGCTCTTAACACTCCTGAAACGTACGATTACGATGCTGACTGGGCAGAGTTCGAGAAAGCTAATGCAGCAAAGGACGGTAACAATGACTAAGCATGAACTTAAACACCTACGGATCGGTGCAGTAGTTTACAACCCTATTACCGAAACACGCCATACGGTAACAGGATTCTTTAACAAAAATCGTGTGCAGCTAGATAATTTTATCGTAGCTGCTAAAGAAACTCTGGAAATTCTGGTGCCGGATTACATTGATTCCGATCTGAAACAAATAGCTAAGTCTAATGGCGGTAGTGCTAAGCGTCACGGCCATATCGCTAAGTTTAAGTCTTAGTGTTTAAAGGGTTTACCTCGGTAGGCCCTCTTAAACACTATTAAGGAGGTGTTATGCAGATTCTAATAGAAACTAAGGTTAATGGGATTATTGTGGTGCTGTATAAGTCACTAAATAAGTATATTCTGGTTTATGGTGCTGAGGTAGAAAGTTTTGATTATAAATCAATGGCGCTTAATAACTATCAGCAGTGCATCAGCCATGCGCTATGTGCTGAGGAGGATTAGTGCTTATTGGGTTTACTTCGGTAGGCCCTATTAAACACTATTAAGGAGGTGTTATGCAGATTCTAATAGAAACTAAGGTTGTTCATATACATATCGTACTGTATAAAACTTGTGATAAGTATATCGTAGTTTGTGGTTCTGAGGTAGATACACACTATAATCTATGTTATGCTTTAGCTCAGTATAATAATGCTGTAACTCAAGCTACATACAACTATTTGGGAGAGGAGTACTAATGCTAACTTTCAGAGTTTGTAACAATGTAGTTACGGTTGAGGATGGGGATAAGCTAATTATCACTCGTGTACTAGAGAAGCAATACACAATTAGCTGGACGTATGACGGTACAGTTAGTGGAATGGCTAAGGCTGTTAATACAGTTGCGGAACTAAGCGATACAGACTTTAAGATGTTCGCTGATATTTCTAAGGTTGAACTGGAGGAATTGGACGAACTTTAATGGTATTCTAAGGTTATTTCGCTAGTGAGTTAGCTGGAGTCAAAAGAGTCAGTAAATAATAAGAGTCAATAAATACAGATAATTCAAAGAGTCAAAAGAGTCTAAGAGTCAGTAAAGTCGCATTTTTTCGATTTTTCAATTTAACTTTTGATTTAATGGAAAAGCTGACTCCAGCTGACTCTTTGACTCTTTCTGACTCTTTGGCCCACCGAAGCAAACCGACGCAAAACTCAAAACTCCATACAAAGCCCACAGCGAACGATCTACGCCCAAGGATACCCAAGGTAGCCCTAAAAATATCGACCCTCACAGGGCCGTATTTGCAAACATTTCTTAAAGAATTTTTAAAATTCCCACACAAAATTCTAAGAATTCTTTAAGAAATGCCCTAAGCCTAAATTTACCGACAAAATGTTAACATATTGTCAACATTCTGCAAACACCAAAGGCCACCAATGAATTACGAAGAATTCCTAAGCATTATAAAGACGGAGAAGCTTAGTAAAGAAGATTACTATGCAAACTTAGTAATACACAAAGATGAAATACTATTAGATATACAGCGCACAACTCAGCAAGAGGTAGCCTTAAAGCTTAACATGAGTCGCTCTAAACTTAGCTCGCTGCTAAACCTACTTAGCCTTAAAGATCTAAAATGCTATTAATCAAAACCAACATAGTTATTAAACGTAACCCTAAAACTGGTAAGAAGTCATACACTGAGCTTAGTAGTAAGAAACATCTTAGCTATCCTAAGCTACCAGCATGGAAAGACATTAAGCATAATACAGCTAAGGTTACTAGCCCTAGTTATGTTATTAGACCAGATGATGATTTAGTAGTTATAGATTGTGATACATTAGAGAATACAGACCTAGTGCAGACTCTATTAAACCAGACACAAAACGCCGAAGAGCATTACATAGTTAAGAGTGATAATGGTACTAAGCACTTTTACTTCGCTCCGACTGAGTATTTTAGAAATTCACCGCTTTACTCAGCAAGCAGAACTACAGCGGATAAAATCGACATACTACAAGGGAATAGCTTAGTTTATCCAGCATGTGAAGCTAACCTAACTAAGAACGTAGAGCAGGGTAGCCTAGACAGCCTCACACCGATACCACAAGAGTTAGTAGATATTTTAATCAGCCGCCAGTCTAAGGACATACTAGAGCAGAGCTCAGACTATGAGCCCTCGGGGACATTCCGCGCACCACTGATAGATAATGCCTTAGCTATGTGGAGTCGTACTAAGGACTATGACCAGAGCCTTAGAAAGCTGATGCAGCAGATAACACCTAAGCGTTACCGCCCAATGGTTAAGCCTGACTACCACCCAGACAATATCCCAGAGGGTGAGGGAATCTCTTATCTACAGGCTCTCACTGCTAAGATAGCTGGTGATGCTTCTATTAGTCCTGAGCTGCACCGTGAGCTGATAACAGTTATCGCAACAGAGCTCTGGAGTGACCCTCTGGACATTAAGACGCTAGAAGGGCACCTCTCAAACTTAACGACTCAGACGATTAACGGTAAGAAGCTATTCCACTACAATGAGCATTACAATAGTGGCCCTCTAGTTTCTATAGATGGTCACGCCTTTAAACAGCTATGCAGAGATGCTGACGATGTTTACTACACTAGCAGAAACAGTGGAAAGCTACAGAAGTTTACAGGGTTTCCTAAGTTAGCTAAGGCGATGAAAAGTAAGAATTTTCAGCTTATGATAGATGGTAAGGATATTGGTAACATTAAGGAAGACCTACTGTTAGCTAATACTCCTACAGCTGAGGTTATATACAGTAAACACCTCTCATCAGGGCTTACTCAGGACTTAGACGGTACACTGGTATATAATACCTTTCAGCCCTCACGCTATCTTAACATTATTAGAGGGCTTGAGGATGCTGAGATACCATCGGACTCTGAGAGCTTTCCTACTATTAGGAAGATACTGGAGAACTTAGTAAAAGACCTAGAAGACCCGAAGAAAGCAATAACACTATTTGAGCAGTTTCTTAGCCATAAGTTTAAGACTTTTGACTATAGCCCGCTAGTATTTCACTTCTTAGGAATTAAAGGTGCTGGTAAAGGTGTGTTGCAAGAGCAGATACTTGGAGCTATTGACCCAGTAGTTAAGAGTAATATTAACAGCTCTAACAATCAGTTTAATGCTGAGTTTATAGGTGCTTCGTTCATTCAGCATGATGAGGACGTAATCCTACAGAGTACGATAGACTACATTAAAAAGGTATCAGGCTCGAAGACGCTTAGAGCTGAGAGTAAAGGGAAGGATGCTACCAGCTTTAACCGCAACTATGGTACATTCTTAGTATCATCGAACCGTATGGAAGTTATGAAAGAAGGATTAGATGATAGACGTATTGTTATGTTTATGAGCTTTACAGCAGATCGTCTTAACATTCCTCACCTAGAGCACTTAGTGGTTAAGGAGCTTGAAGCATTCTGCCGACACCTTAGAGACGTTAAGCTACTAGATCGTGGTATCTATATGGACGCAAACCACTGGAGAGATAAGGTTAGCGACGAGATGGTAGAAGATAAGTCAGATCACGACAATGCGGCCACTACCTTAGCATTGCTGATAGCTAAAGCTGAGACAGGTAATATCACTGCGCCAGAATTTAACAGACAGCTTAGTAATGTTTGTAACAATAACAACCCGTACTTTAGGTTAGGTAGAGGGCAACAGGTTTATATCCCTCTACAGACTAATGGTGCTGTAGTAAGTAGGACTCAGAATCCTATCACAACCCCACTAACTATGAAGGAAGCTAAGGAGCACGGGCTAGGCAAGTACATAAAGCGTAACACTAAGCAGAAAGACTACAATAAGAATGTGTATGAGGTTGTAGTTAGGGTTCCAACAGAACTGTTTAACAACTTAGACAGTTTTGATGGTATGGAGATAACACCAATAGAAGGATTAGAGTGATGAAATTTTTAGGATATAGAGTGATTAAAAACTCAGACTATAAGAAACTTAAAGAAACGGAAAAGGTCATAGAGAGCTGAGAGAAGCTATAAGCTGGATGGGAGAATTTCCAGCATTTAGGCACTTTCAAAATGCTATGAAAAATGGTAAAATTAGCTGGGCATATTTGGAGAAACTTAGAGAGGACATAAGAAAGGATAACAAATGACTTACGAAGAACACGAAAGACTAAAACTAGGGACGGCTGCTAGCACACTGCTAAGGAATCTACCAAGGCATAAATGCGGCTTGAGCATTGAGCATAATTATCATAAAAACGACTATGAGACTGTAGAAGAGCATCTAACAGGAATAGAAGACTTCTACAAATTTAGCTCAGAAGAGGCTAAAGCTAAGTGTATTGAGACTGATGAGCTATGGACTATGGTATGGTATCCTAATGCTCCTATAGGTTTTATTAATGCTATAGCGGCTCCGACATTGATCGACCTTCTACTGTTTGCAGCTAGTCTAGATTCTTCAGACTAGTTTCAGCATAGTTGTGATACAATTTAATACAATTAAATAGGAGAAATGAATGAGAGCCTACTATTTCGCTACAGAAAAAAGAAAACTACGTTATAGGGATAACAGACCTATCGTAGTTGGTGAGACTCACACAGTAGATATTACAGAAAGCCCATTAGAATTTTGTAACTGGGGACTCCATGCCTCAGAAAGAGCTCTTGATGCTTTAAAATATGCTCCAGGAAGTATTTTATATATCGTAAAGCTTAGTGGTGAGATACTAACTGATGATGATAAACTATGTGCTGAGAAGCGTACTTACTTAGCTGAACTTGATGCTGCTGAATTGTTAAGAGAGTTTGCTAGAAAGCAAGCACTTATCAACATCGTGAAAATTAAGCCTTATTGTAATGACGATGAGGAGTATAATACAATAGTTAATTACCTGATTACAGGAAATACTCAATTACGGTCAGCAGCAGAATCAGCAGCAGAGTCAGCAGCACGGTCAGCAAAGTCAGCAGCACAGCCAGCAGCATGGGCAGCAGCATGGCCAGCAGAGTCAGCAGCAGAATGGGCAGCAGAGTCAGCAGCATGGGCAGCAGCATGGGCAGCAGCAGAGGCAGCAGAGGCAGCACGGGCAGCAGCAGAATCAATATGGTCAGCAGCACGGTCAGCAGCAGAGTCAGCATGGTCAGCAGCACAGCCAGCAGCATGGTCAGCAGCACTATCAGCAGCATTAAGTGAATCTAACAAACTACTAGAGTCTATGATAGAAGAATCACTTAAAGAGAAATACAATGAAATTTACTGAAGATCACTACACTAAAAATACAAAAGAAGCTCAGGAATTATTACTAAATAGAGGGTTTAAAACATTTAGCCCTTATATTCTTGATAGTAAAATATTTTCTTATTTATGCGTTAACGATTTTACTATCTGTGGTACTGACAATATGTCAGGACATTATAAGATAGAACTTTACTGCTATGATGGAGATTTCCATGAAACTCCTAAGAAAGAGACTAAGATCACAAGACCTACCTTAGCTGAGCTTCTGCAAATTGATCAACTCACTCTAGCCTATCTACAGAATAAGCTAACATGGAGAGAGTCGCTAGAGTATCAACTAGAAAGATTCTATGAGATTAAAAAAACTATAGCTGAGCAACTAGATTACACAAACCCCGAATATAGCGAACTGCTAAGACTTATTAAGTACTATGATGGTGCTATTGAAGACGTAAAGGGTAATCTATGTTAGTTGATTTATCAGCCGGCATAGCAATACAACAACTAGCCGCTATTATGAAAGAAGCTAAGCTAGAAAGAGAACTGTTTAATGCTCACTATAAAGAAATTCAAAAGTCTTATCAAATGAGTAGATCAGGTGCTTTTGTTCATAAAGCTATAACAAACACAAAGGATAAGAAATGACTGAGATGGAAGAACTAAGGCAGGAACTAAAAGAAGAAGCTAAGCGTGATGCTCAGTACGAAGCTGATATGAGATCAAAAGATACTGAGTTTTTCATTAAAGAAGCTAATGAAGAATGTGGAATTTTGGATGCAGTTGCTAGGTTCAAAGAACTATGCGAATACTACGATCAAGATGCTAAAGAAGAACTCTTAGCAATGCTTGACTACTGTTAAAGGAGATAAGATGACAAGCACAGACTTTAAAAATCTTATGATATGTGAAGATGAGACAGTAACAGTTAATGCTAAAGAATTACAAGAGTATATCTTAGCTTATGAAAAATGCCAAATATGCTTAGCAGATATGACTAAGAAGCATAGAAAGTTAACAGCAGACTTTACAGCTTTAAAACAGAATAACGAACTACTACAAGCACTTCTAGACGAAAAAAAGTCTAAGCAGATTCACGTTGATCTAAGGGCTTAGTACTATGGTAGATTTTGATGTAGTTGTTGTATCTGTTATGATACTAGTAGCACTAGCAGTAGTAAGTATAACTTATTACTATATGATAGAAGGATTTGAGTGAAATTCGCAGTCTTTATAGCTCTAATAGCAGTAGCAGTTGGTAGCGGTATGTTGGATAAACCATCACAAATTCCGCTAGATTGCTACGGTGCTGAAACACTTGTTTATACTTACGAAGTTGATGGAGTAACGATAGTAGATTTAGATACTGGTAAATTCTATAACTATGAGCGTTGTATTCCTCTCAGATTTGATACTAAAGGAGATATGTAATGAAAACATTAGCACTAAGTCTAGTCCTAGGTCTATCACTACAGGCCGCAGAACCACTAGGACAACTTGTACCAGTAAATGAGCCTCAGTATAGTACTTCCAGTAGCAGTAATACAGCACTGAATATAGCTTTAGGAACAGTAAGCAGTGTGGTTATCTATGAAGCGTTACCAGATACTTTTAGTTCTACTTCTAAGACTATTACAGCGATTCTAGGTACTGCTATGCTAGCTACAATGCTTGGTAATACTAAGGATGGAACTATCGGAGCTTCTTTTGTCATTGTATGGGACGGATTAAAATAATGAAAACTCTATCATTTTTCTACTCAGTTCCTAAGACTGAGAAAACTAACCCATCTTTACTACAAAGAATATTCTTAGGTAAGCGACCAGAGGAGTATACAACAAGTATCTGGACTAGGAAGTATATTACCCTAACAGATGAAGAAGCTAATCTCATTCTAAATAATGAGGACATAGCTATGAGTATTATAGTTAAAGCTAGTGGACTTACAGAAGAACAGACTAAGTATGTTCAGCTAGAGGAAGTATTACCTGCAACTCCTTACATACCGACAAGTAGTACAAAATGAGAATACTATATACTACAGGATACGCTGGTACTGGTAAATCTACTAAGCTTCTAATGCTAATCAACAAAGAGCTAGACCCTACTACCTCAGTAGTTTTAGCTCCAACACATAAAGCATTAGCTAGACTTAGACCAGCAGTTACATCAGCTATTGAGCTTAGTACTATTCATGCGTTGCTTGGATGGATTCCTAGCATTAATGAAGATGCTCAGCACATTAACCATATTGATACAGTTATTAAGCTTGAAAAAGACATTGATAGTTATACAGATATAGTTATTGATGAAGCTGGAATGATGAGCGAAGAAATGCTTATGAGTATTGTCGGTAAACTAGAAGAGCTTAATGACTTCGAGACAGACCACATCACTCTACACTTATTCCTAGACCCTTATCAATTATTACCTGTTAAAGGTATTCAGATACAAACTGACCCAGCTACTACAACTAACTTAACAGTTCAGCACAGAGCTGAGAGTCCTGACGTAGTTAAACTGTTTACTAAGTTTGTAAATTACTTAGAAGGTAGTAATGTTGATGATCTTACTACACCAGAATCAGATAATGTTCTCTATGCTGAGAACTTAGATGGATTCCTAGAGGGCGATAGACTATTAGCATATACTAATAAAGCTGTAGGAGACTATAATAAGCAGATAGCAGGGAAGCTTGGTATTGATAGCTTTGTTGGTCAGGAAGTACAGCTAGGAAGTCAACCAGACCTATATAAAGTTGATAGCTTTGTAGAGCCATCGCTACGGGAGTTATTAACTTGGTATGAGACTGGTACACTTAAGCTACAAAATAGTCAGATTAATAGGAAATTTTTAGTAAGCAATTTAGAAGCTATACAAACCAATAAACACATTAAGTTTATCAGCTCAGAAGGTAAGATTATTCCAGTGATTATAGGAATAGGTACTGCTTATGAAGTGAGGAGAAAGGCTAAGGAAGCAGCTATAAAAGACAAAAAGAAGTTTAGAGAAGTGTATGCCATTGGTAGAGCTTTTACTATGGATTATAGTTTTGCTTCTACAGTTCATAAAGCTCAGGGCTCAGAGTTTAATAGAGTATGGATAGATAAAAAAGATATTCAGAAGTCTATTTTCGGTGGTAACTACCGCAACTATGCACGGTTGATGTATGTTGCTATTAGCAGAGCAAAGAGAAAGGTTTTTGTGCTTTAGGTTCATTCGCCGACGAAGAACGAGCGAATTTTCTACAGTGATTCAGGATTCTCTAAGGTACATTCGTATATACTATGTATACTTTAAAAACCAAACAAAGGATAGACAATGACAAAGAAAGAAACATTTGTTGCAGTGATTGGACTGTGTGAGACGTATAAAGCGCCTAAAGCACTTGTAGAGGCTCTTACCGAGATTCTCGAACCTAAAGGCGGTGGTCCTGTTATGGACATTGATGCCGTAACGAAAAAAGACGATCAAGGAAACATTGTAGAGATTCAATGTTCACTCTCTGGTGTATTCCTACCAGCTACAGAAGAATACTTCTACGCTGATAAATCCGGTAAGTCTAAGCTTAATGGCCTTAAGCGTAACTCTCGTCAAGCTGACAAGATCAAGAAAGCTCACGAGAAATCAGTCGCTACTTCTGAGAAAGCTATCATGGAAGATATGCTTAGTGGTTCACTCAGCCCTGAAGAAGCTACTAAGAAAGTTACTAAACTCCGTGCAGGTACTCCTGACTACTCAACAGTTGGTATCATCAAACCAACAGAAGGTGCAGAGGCTTAATGCCTCTCATCATTCACTGATGCTATAGTTAATAGTATCATTGAGTGATGAGACTCTGGTTATCGCAGACGGTCAGAGCGTGGTTATTTTACAGGCATAACCACGCTACTAGTACCAACTAACTGCTAAGATTATAAAGACCTATAAGGTGACCAGAAGTTTTCATTCCCTCCTCCTTTAAAGCGTTAGGCTTATTGAGCCGCTATGAGCTGGAAAATACTAGTGACGACTGTATTTCTCTAGCGGCTCTACTAAGTCTAAATTGGTTAGCTTAACTTATGCAAGATGATGCAAACAACAGAAAACAAACAACACAAAGGACACACAATGGCTAAGGTTAAGAAAAATGTCAAAACTAAAGTTGGCAAACTAAAGTATATATTCATCGAAGGTGAAGGTCGGAATCAAGCAATGGCAGACAAAGAGCCACGCATGATGTATGTTGCTTCTATTGTTGCTCACAAAGATTCCGATATTGTTAAAGATATGGAAGCTAAGTGTATGGAAGTGTGGGATGAGTATAAGACTGCTAATGGCCTTAAGCCAGCATCTAAGCCTGATACTATCGGTATTAAGGTAGTAAAAGACCCTGATACTGATGCTGAGACTGATGATCGTCTTATCACTTTCAAAACTGATGTGGCTTGGCCTGACGGTAATAAGAAAGAGATCAAAGTACTCGACCCTAAAGGTACTGATATTACCAAAGCTGTTCACTCAGCACCTTGGTCAATCGGTAATGATTCAGAGGGCATTATCCACGGCGTAGCTGAGGGCAATAACACTGGAAGTAAACACAAAGTATCTCTGTACCTTAGTGCTATCCAGCTTGCTAAGCTTGTCAAATATGAAGGTACAGTAATCGAAGCCGATGAGATCGAAGGTGCTGACGATCTAGACCTTGGTGAAGACCTCTACGCCGCTATCGGTGACGGCGATCAAAGCCCAGAGCTTTAAGAACAATTAGCACTGCTTTGGCAGTGCTTTTTATTTCTTCGTAGACTTCAATTTAATTAAACTAAAGGATAGTAATGGTTAAGTTCAAAGTAATAGAATCTATTGACGAACTGCCAAAGTTCTCAGTAGATCATCCAGTATTTGCTGACGTTGAGACTCAAGAGCTTTACATTGGGCTTAGATTAGTTCAGCTATATCAACCTCAAACAGCTGATGAGGTTTTTGTAATTGATGCTGACTGTGTTAGTGAAGCTGAGGTTGAGGAATTTATCAAACCACTGCATACTGTTTGGTGGGGTGCTTCATACGACTTTGGTACATTGGGATATACTACTGCTAAATTTGATGATCTTCAATACGCTGCTAGAATTGCTTACCCTGCTTGGAAAAGCTATAAGTTAGATGATGTAATGACTCAGCTAGGTTATGACAAGCTTTACGGTGATCTGGATAAGAAAGCTATGCAGAAAGCAGGTTTTAGAAAAGGATGCTATCTTTCTCAGAATCAGTACCGATATTCTGCCACTGACGTATATGCTCTTAGCTTGATGTGGAAAGATAAACAGCTTCAAAGAGCTATGGAAACAGCTGCATATAAGCTAGATATTCTCAGCTTAGGCTACTCTATTCAGTACCAAAATAATGGGCTAGTAGTCAATCAACAAGCAGTTCAGGAAGAGCTTGAGAAGATTAAAGATGTTATTGCTGAGAATACAACTAAGCTTAATGGACTTAATCCAAACTCTCCAAAGCAGGTTAAAGAAGCTTTAGGTGTTGACTCATCAGACAAAAAGACTCTAATTCACTTAATCTCAGAAGGTGGAGCTAAAGCAGAGCTAGCTAAGTTGGTATTCGATCAGCGCAGACTTCTTAAACGTAGAACTATGCTAAATACCTATAACTACCCAAAGGTTTACACGTATTTCAATCCTAATGGTGCTGTTACATCACGGTTTACTGCTACTGGAGGTGATAACCCACTAGGTATTAACGCTCAGCAGATCACGAGAGATTTACAGTATATCTTTAACTCTGACACAGAGGATACAGTAGTTATTCATGCAGACTACTCAACAGCTGAGCTTAGAGCTGGTGCTAGTATTATGCAAGATGAAGCTATGTATAATGAGCTTAAAGCTGGACTAGACCTACACGTTGAGGCCGCTATTATGGCTGGTGTTGATAGAGGTATTATGATAGAGGGTACTAAACCTTACAAAGAGAATAGACAGAAAGGAAAGGCTATTAGCTTTGGTAAGATTTTCGGTCAGTCTCCTGCAAGCTTTATTGAGTATGCTTATACTGAGTATGGTGTTGTACTAACACTAGAAGAATCTCAAGAGATTCACTCTAAGTATATTAACAAGTATAAAGGTATCTATAAGTACCATAAAACTAAATGGAATAATTATAAAGACGTTCCAGTAGTTACACCACTAGGTCATCGTAACATGGCTAGACTTGGTACTGATGCTATCAACTATGCTACACAAGGAGGGGTTGCTGAGACAACTAAACTAGCTGTGCATTATCTATGTCAAGAGTACCCAGAAGCAGTTAAGTATATCTACAACGTAGTACACGATGCTATCTATCTCAGAGTTCCTAGAACTGAGTATGAGGTATGGGTTCCTAGACTTGGTAAAGCTATGAAGAAAGGTTGGACAGAATTGTGTAAATGTCCTATTATGTATTACAAAGATATTCCTATGCCTATTGAGGTTGAGTATCTTGACAAAGTGGAGGTATTTTAATATGAGTATGTTAGAAATGGCAGAAGCTTATGCTTCATTGAAGATGAAACTACTAAGTAAAGATGCTTCTATCTCAGATTTAGAAACTGAGATAGAAGAACTAGAGCAGAAGATAGCTAGTGATTACGTTCTTAAAGAAGACGTGAAAAATTGCATCTATTTCGGGCCTACATTTGCATCTATCAGTAGAGACGAAAATAGAGAAAAGTTAATAAAACTGCTAGGAGTAGAAGATGGAGATTAACGGAACTATAGAAGACATTGATCTTGGTTATGGTGGTGAGATTCTACCACCAGAAAACAACTTAGTTGCACTAATTGATGCTGACACCTTAGCTTATACTAGCTGTGTGCTGTGTGAGCAACGTGAGGATATGATGCCTAGAGAATTCTACACTGATGCTGAGTGGGAAGAGGCTATTAATAATCCTAACTATGATGAAGAGTCTCACGCTATCTGGACTATCAACCTAGAAGAAGCTTATGAAAAAGCTATGGAAAAGCTTGATCGTATTTATCAGAAAACTGGATGCCGGAGTTGTGAGATGCACTTCTCAGATGGTAGAGATAACTTTCGCTACAAAGTATACCCAGCTTACAAAGCTAATAGAAAAGGTCGTAGCCCTGCTGGACTTAGAGAGCTTAAGTACAAACTACACGAAAACTTTGAAGGTACTATTAGTACTGAATGGGAAGCTGACGATATTGTAGTATATCTTAAAGAGTCTAATCCTGAGAAGTATATGATGGTAGCAGTTGATAAAGACCTGCTATATTCGGTAGTAGGTACACACTTCAACTACTATGAAAGTTCTCAGTACAATATTGATATGAAATTTGTCGATGTTGATGCTGAGACTCAGATGAAGTGGCCGTATATTCAAGCGTTGGTAGGAGACTCAGTAGATGGTATTAAAGGTGTTAAAGGTGTTGGAAAAGCTAAAGCACCTAAAATGCTATCTTACTGCACTACACCAGCAGAATGTTGGGAAGTAGTTAAGCAAGCTTATGAAGATAGCGGAGAAACTTTTATTCAAGCTATCGTAACTATGCAGTTAGTAGACATGCACCAATTTAACGGAAAGGAGATTGTTCTATGGAATCCGAACAATATCTAGAGTGTATACAAGGACTAAAGCCTCATATCACTAAAGGAACTAGATATAGGGTATATACTTCACGAGAGTTTGAGCAACCCTACATTATAAGTGATAAAGGTAATAAAACCTATGTTACCGATTTACCTAAAGAGTGTTTTAATATAACTATATTAGAAAAAGAAACTTTCAAAAAATTTGACTCTGGTAAACCAGTTCTATCATTTCCACTAGGGATGAGAAAAGCACTAGAGGCAGTAGCTAAAGTTATGAGTTTCGGAGCTGAAAAGTATGGTAAAGATAATTGGAGATTGGCTAAAGGTAGCGATATAGACAGATATAAAGAAGCCGCACTACGCCATCTAGTAGCTGATTGCTCAGGTGAGTCAGTAGACCCGGATAGTGGTAACCTACACCTAGAACACGCACTAACGTCTCTTATGATGTATATAGAGCTTAAGGATAAAAATGATTAAGCACATTCAAGATTATATCAATAATCGCATTGACAACGGAGATAAGCCTGTAGATATTGCAGATGAGCTTCAAATCTCTCAGTCTATGGTAACAGTCTACAAAAGAGACTTTAGCTATAAAGCTAGTCTTGATGTAGCTAAAAGAGTTTTTGAGGTAGATGGAGTAGTCCTTCACCCATTCAGCAAAGAGTCACTACAATATGAAATTAACAAAGGAAAGAAATCATGACACTAGATGAACTTTATAAGAAAACACTGGACTGGTCATACGATAGAGGTATTCTCACAAATGGTAATTCTATGACTCAGACTCTTAAGCTTATGTCAGAAATGGGTGAGCTTTGTGATAATATTGCTAAAGGTAAAGACGTTAAAGATGATATTGGTGATTGCTTAGTAGTTCTTGCTAATATTGCATCACTTAGTAATACCAACTTGGTGGAGTGTTGGACTCATGCTTATAACGATATTAAAGATCGTAAAGGGTTCCTTAATGCTGATGGAATCTTTATTAAAGAGTCTGACCCGGCATACAAACAACTAAAGCTTGAGTTTGAAAAGGATGAGAAATGATTATCGGATTCAAACCACAGAAGGGTAAAGCTGTTGATAAACTTCCATATAAAGTAGTTTATAAGTTCCCAACTACTAAGTACTTAATGAGTACTAAGTATGACGGTAATCAAATCTTTATAGTTAAGCATCAGAATGAGATCAGATTCTTTACTTCTGACTGGAAAGAGTTTTACATTAGTACAGTAGCTTCTCTGCTTGAACCACTACACGGAAGTTTTATTTTAGTTGGTGAATACTTGCATGGCTGTGACGGTAAGCTAGGAGATCGTAGAAAATCAGCTAAGCTTACAACATACAGAACTAACTTCTCAAAAAGTCTTCCTAACTCTCTGGAAGATGAAGCAAAGACTAAAATTAAAGTCTTTGATTTTCTAGAAATTATTGGTGAGTCAGTTGTTACTGATCTACCTTACTCAAAACGTCTAGAGGGAGCTAGACAGCTGCTTAGTATCTTTAAAACTGTATCAGTTATTGAAACTATGCTGGTTACTGGTGAGCAAGCAGAAGCACTAGCTAAGTCTTTGGTTAATGATGGCTGGGAGGGTGCTATGCTAGTAGAGCCTGATACTATCTACCATATTGGTAAGAGAGTTAATCACTCTATTAAACTTAAGTACCGTAAAACTGCTGATCTTAAATGTATCGGTATTGAGGAAGGAGAAGGTAAGTACACTGGTATGATCGGTGCTCTTATACTTGAGGATTCTTCTGGCCGTAAAGTTAGTGTAGGTAGCGGTTTATCTGACAGAGATCGTGAAGCTAGTATCTCACGCTTTGTGGGTAAGATTATAGAGATTGAGTATGAGCAACTTATGGACACTTATATTCAGCCTACATTTATATGTGTACGAGAGTATAAACATGAATCGGACTGAGCTTAGAACATTAGCTGTTCTAGGGCTTATTCAGGATATGTGTCTAACCCTTAGAATGGTTCACCCATCTAAGGGTTGTCTTATTAAGCTGGATAATTTTATCTACTCAGTGTTTAATAAGATAGAAGATGATAAAATTAAAGAGATTCAAGAAGTCCGAAATACTGCTTGGCACTTAGTACTAGATCACTATGAAGAAACAATAGATGGTGGTGCTGAGACAGTAGATATTGGGATGCCTCCTATGATTGAGTCTCTTTACTATGAGTTTAAAACTGATCTAGATGCTCTACCAGTTAAAGGTAACCTTGAACAGATGGTAAACTCTGTGACAACTAAACTAGATTCAGGTGCTTACAAAACAACTTATGAAGTTGCTGATAAGTTCAGAAATGCAGTAAATAAAGTACTATACGATAAAGGGATAACAGAATGAAAGTAGAAGCAGTAATATTACCAGCAGTAGTAACAGATCAGTCACTAAAACAGTACCTAGCTGATTGCTCATCAGTAGTACGCAACAAAGCTCCTAGAGATAATGATAAGCTATTTGAGCGTCTTCTGAAAGAAAGCTATGGTGGTAAACCTAGTAGAGTATTTGAGTATATTCCATGTGTAGTTAAAGCTTCAATGCCTATGCTTGGACTAGCAGAAGGAGATATTCAACAACTCTTCGGATTCTTTGTTGAAGAAGCTTATTTCACTAATGCTAGAGAACTGCTTAACTGGGGATTTAGCTGGAATGATATTATTCCTATGGTAGACTTCACATTCTATCGCACTGTTAAAGTAACAGCACCATATTTCATTTATGGTCAGCTATCAACTCATACTCAGATTACTTCTGTAAGCCACTCAGCACGTTATAGCAAAGCTGATCTAGGATACTGGATGCCTGATGAAGTTGCCAGGCATCTATATGAAACTGAAAATAATGCTCAGAAAACTTGGAATGAGATGGTCGAGTATACTACACCTTACGGACTTGAGAAGTTTATGAAGGAGGTTGGTGTTACTCGTATGGAAGTATATGCTAGAGGTAAAGATATGCTTGCTAATCGTGTATATACTTTGGGAGGTTATATTAATAACCCTAACTCATGGGGGCACTTTCTTAATCAGCGGTCATTAGATAAGCATACACAACTAGAGACTAGAAAAATAGCTTCTATGATATACAACTTCTTAGGATGAAATATGCCTAAGATACTTCATTATTCTCGTAAAGCAGTTAGGCGTGAGGCAGCTAGGAAGTATTTTAAAGCTAGATTAACACTAGTATTTGCTGAGGAAACTAAAACGAAAGCTGAGATAGACTTCCTTGAGATTTTAGTTGCTCAGCTAAAGAGAAATTGGGAGAGGTCTAAATGAAAGAGCAAAGTATACAGCGTAAAATTATTAAGTATCTTGAGTCTAAGGGTGCTTATGTAGTTAAAGTTATCAGTGCTTCTAAGTCAGGAGTACCTGATATACTATTTTGCTATGAAGGAATATTTGCCGCTATTGAGGTAAAAACACCAACTACCAAAGGTAATGTCTCCAAACTACAGCAGTATAATATAGACAAGATTCACGAGTGCGGCGGTCAAGCTATTGTAGCTTGGACTTTAGATCAAGTTGAAGATTTTTTAGCGGGGTTATTGTTATGATTGAACCGCGACCACATCAGATCAAATTCTCTCAACTTGTCTTTGAACAACTAAAGAAAACAGGCTATGCCTACTTAGCTGGTAAACCTCGATCTGGTAAAACTTATACCTCTATCCTAGCTTTTGAATTGAGCACTAAGATGAATAGAATCCTAGTGCTGACTAAGAAAAATGCAATAGATGGGTGGTTAAAATTTATAGTTAATAACTCACTACTTAAGCATACCTATCATATCACTAACTATGAGCAAGTACATAAACTTAATCCAGAAGATTACGATGGTGTTATCATAGATGAGTCACACAATACCGGAGCATTTCCTAAACCATCAAAGAGATACTTAGCAATTCGTAAGCTTTGCTGGAACATGCCTCACATTCATCTAAGTGGTACTGCTGTAGTAGAGAGTCCTTGCAGTATTTATCATCAGATGTTTATTAGTAAGTATACTCCATTTAAGCATAAAAACTTCTACCGATTTCATGATGAGTTTGGTATTAAGTACTATATTAAAGCTCAGGGCAGAGATATAGCTCAGTACGATCGCTTTAAACCAGAGCTATTAGATAGAATCAATGAGTTTACTATCTACATGACTCAGGAAGATGCTGGTATTTCTAAAGAGTTACAAGCAGTTGATAAAGTTCATTATGTAGAGCTTAGTGAATCTACTAAGCTGCTATACAATGAGTTACAAGAGCATCAGATAGCTAAAGTTCAGATAGCTATGTTTCCTAATACTGAGTTAGTACCAGCTGAGTGTATGGAAGACTTAGTATGTGACTCAGTAATGAAACTAAGAACTAGTCTACATATGATTGAGTCAGGTGTAATAAAAGTAGACGATCAGTACCTAATGCTTGGAAATACCGAGAAAGTAGATTATATCAAAGAAACTTTTGGAGATTCTGAGGATATTGGTATTATGTGTCACTTTGTAGGAGAGCGTAAATTATTAGAGAAGGAGTTTAAACATGCTAAGATTTACTCGTCATCATCACATGCTGAGGGAGTTGATCTATCACACCTCAAAAGTTTTATTATCCTTAGTTCTGATTATAGTGGGGCTAAGTTTATTCAGCGTCGTGACAGAATTATTAATGTTAATGGGAGTAATACATTAGAAGTTCATCACATTCTGGTTAAGGGTGCTATCTCTGAGCAAGTCTATAAGAAGGTATCTAAGAAGGAAGATTTTAATAATTCTACATATACAAGAACAGCTATCTAAGCTGTTCTATGCCTAGTCATAATAATTCCTCCGAATTCGCTCTGATAAGCCTTAGCTTCCTCTAGTGTAGTAAACTCTTTCTCACCAATTAGATAATACTTCATTAGTATATCTCCTTACGATATTTAGAAGCTTCAATAGCTTTACGCTGTTGATTCATCTTAGCTTCTTTATTCTTGCCGGTATAACACTTACCGCTATCTCCCCACTTTACTCCAGACTTACCATTAGTAGTACATTGTTGTTTAGGCATAGTTACTCCTTATTAGCTTTCCACCGTCTATAAAATTCTGCTGGTGACTCTACTTTACTAGATTCTACACCCGCTTTACCTAATGATTTAAGAAACTCATCGTAATACTTAGTAAACTCATCCCTATTCATATCTTTTGATACTTTACTTCTAAATTTACTAACAGCATTACGGACTTTGGCTTTAGCTGCTATATTACTTTCATTGATAATATCATTATAGATATTACCTAAGTATTTTTTATACTCATTAAGAGCTTCCCGCTCTTTGATGAAAGATGAGAATGTTTCTTCATTAATCATAGTAGTGGATTCTAATTTTTTAGTAGCATCTATCATCTTTTCTGAGATATTGGATACTTGATCTTGTGGGATATTTTCTGGTGTTCTAGGCAGTTGAGCTGGTACAGATTTACCCCACGATTCGCTAGTATCGCTAATCTTAACTGGTTTTGGTTTATATTCGATCATCTTAACTACAGGCTCAGTTAGTTTCTCTTTAGCTGTATCTGGTATGTATTCACTAGCTTTTATATTATCTACAAAATCTAGCGGTGTTTTGCTTTTTAGAATACTTTTCTTAATAGCATTCTGTATGCGTAGTCCAGCTCCCCTATTAGTTTCTACACCAATTAAATCCCCAGCCCTAGCTAAAGTATTTCTAATAGTATTAGATACTAACCCTAAAATATAAATCCACCCACCGCCGTCTTCAGATACACCTTTAGTTGTAGCAGCAGAATACAGTTTTATATCATTACCGAATTTCTCAGCAAATTGTTTAGTAATCTCTAATGCGGCTTTAGATTCTGGTGTTTTTAGTCCAGCTTCTTCTAAATCCTTAGCAGTTTTAATCCAGTCTACTAAACCATCCTCATTTGTATGTTTCTGTAAGATAGCTAAAGTATCTCTATTCTGCATAGTTGTACTATAAAAATCTATAGCTTCATCAATCATAACTTTCTGTTCAGGAGTAGCTACACTATTAATAAAATTATCTAGATTATTTTTAACATTATTAAGTTTTATTTTCTCTTTACCTCTACCTGCTTTACTTAACAAATAGTTAATATCTGAGCGGAACTCTAGGGCATCTACTAAAGAAATTTTAGGATTCTCTCCTAATACTGCTTTCATTTTAGTTATAGTAGTATTACCTGCACTAGGAGCCACGCCATAGAATCCATCCAGAAAATCTAAATCTTTAAGAATTACACTAGCATCTCTAACGTTTTTATAATCCTTAGCAACTTCATCCATCATATCGCCATATTTAGCTTTTGCTAATTGCACATCTACTGAGCCTATAGTTTCTTCTACCTTAGCTCCAGCACGTTGTAAGTCTGCTCTCAAGTATGATGCCGCTAAATCCCCCTCAGAGGCTACAGCTTTTTGTATATAACCCCTACCAGCACCTCGTAGTCGTCTAGCAATAACATAAGCTTGATCTGCTTTAGGTACTCCTTCTACCCATTTTTGAATTTCTTCTTTAGTAACCTGCGGATTCCTAATTAATAGCAACTTAGCTTCCTTAGTTAGTCCATCACCAATAGCAGCTAAGTTAGCATTTTTCATAAATTCTTCTTCAATAATAGAAGCAGCTTTAGCTATTCCAGTAGTTTGCTTACCTAGTGCTCCCTCAATACTAAACATAGCTAGTTTTCCACCACCAGCTACAAAGAATGGGATATCAGTCTGTAGTCCTTGAGGCTGTACTGGTATCATTTCGCCAGTTTCAGGGTCAGCCACTAACTGAGGAAAAGTAGACTCAGTAGCAATCTTCTGAGCTTTTTCTATACGCTCATCTCTTAATTTCTCCATTTTCATTGGTAGATCTTGAGTATTAATAGTCTCAAACTCAGCATTACCACGCTCATCAAAGACAGGGATAGACATACTAGATTTAGTAGCAGTTACATCTGATACATACATTTCCTCTTTTGGCAGAATTGTAAAATCCATCTGAGGCTCTGTAGGCTGTTGCATCTGAGGCTCTGTAGGCTGTTGCATCTGAGGCTCTGTAGGCTGTTGTATCTGAGGCTCAGAAGATAACTTGTTAATAGCTGTTTCATATTCTTTAGGAATTTGAGTAGGTTCTGATTGCTTAGTATTAGATTGATATAAATACTCATAAATATCATCATCACTAGCCCCAGAATTTCTAGCTCCCTTAAAATCAAAATCAACTGAACCTGCTGATTCTAGATGATTAATAATTTCCTGCTTACTATAATATTTAGAAGCCTCATCAAAATTAAATCCCATTATCTTCCTCCCATGCTTGGTCTATTAGGTAGCTGATTCATAGCTTGATCTGGTGTCATTTGTCCACTAGCCTCACCCATCATCATTTGCTGTTGTGCTTGTGGGTTAGCTCCTTGTTGCATCATCTGCCCAGTTTGCTCTAGTATAGCTGACAGCTCCATACTATATTTAGAACGTGTATTCTTCATAGCTAATGCTCCAGCTTTGAAATAACCAGCAGGGTTAACTTGACTTAATGTAGTACCCATAGGGCCATTGATAAACTGCTCAAGCATTACCTGATTACGCTCATCTTCATCATTGTATGCTACTGAACTAACTGATACATCAGCTTGTGTAAATGCTATTTCAGTATCCATAGTAGGAATAGGGGCCATAATAATGTTACCCATTTCATCGGTTAGTGGCTCATTATCTTCTGGACTTAACACTTCCTCAAATACCATTCTAGCTTCTGGCTGTCCAGTCATAGGGTTTATATTACCTGACGGAACCAGAAGTGGTTTATTAATCTCTACCCAGCGATTACCTTCATAGGTATCAACTACTCTAAGTACATCATGCGCTGTAAAGTATTGCTTAATTAGATTAACTATATCCCATCCCAGAAGTCTATAGAATTGTTCAACTTTAAGTGTCAAGTATCTAAGAGCAATAACAGAAGCATTCTGTTGTAACTTAACCTTAGAACCACTATCAGAAGCATAAGCCATACCAAGGAAGCTGTCATTAATAGCTAGGATTCTTTGAACTCGATCTAGGGCTTTATCAATAATAGTATATTGATCTAGTACCTCTCTAGCTAGGTTCTCAACTCTGATACCTTGGAGACTCTTAACTGGAATAATAGCATTTACTCTATTAAACTGAGTTTCAAAAGTAGCCATGTCATCTACTGCTGTTTTCTCTACAAAAGCTTTTTGAGTATTAACCATCAGTTGAATTTTAATAACAGCTTGGTTAATAGCATGTTGTGTTTCAATCACCTCACGGAAGATACCGTAATGCTCAGTTTTATTAGAAGAGTGAAGTTTAAAGACACGATAAGGATTTTTAACTTCTTTATAAGTAACTTCTTTTCTACTAAGTTCTACGTCACCACACCAGAAAATAGACCACGTTTTATCGTCATCATCTGTAATAATAGTATGAACTACTAAGTAATTATCAAATTGCTTATATTTACCTCTAAATTCAGCATTGAAAGAGTAGCTAAATTCTGCTTCATCAATATCTAGGTGGTTATGGTATGCTTCAATTTTATCTAGCTTATCACTACCAAATCGTTTAACAAGCTCACCCTCACTAATCCACTTAAAGCGGTGAATATATCTAGCATCAGAGTAGTCATCTTTACGACTAAGTGGGTCTAGGATAACCTCTAGAGCTGGAACATGAGTAATTTCAATCTCGTATTTAGGTCTACCAAATTCATCAGTTTCCCCAGTTTTCTTTACGTTAGTATAACTACACATAAACCCAGCTAGAATCATATCAAGCTTAAGTTTATCTCCTTCTGAATTGAAGTTGTTAGTTCTAAAGACATAATCCACTAAGTCATTAAGAACCTCAGCAGTAATAATATCAGGCTCTTTCTTTGGGTCAACTTTAACTGTATTTACTACAGTTGAGTAATACCCTAGAAGCATTCTACCAAAAGCCTTAATGATATTGAATGTTTCTTTAGGCTGTCCACGCATTTCAAGTACAGCTAACTGCTCATCAGTAAACTGACGATTGTGGTACATATCAAAGACTCTCATAGTCTCATTACGAGAATCTTCATAAGCTTCATAACCGATCTTTAGTAAGTCTTGGAGTGTTTGAATATCTGTTTTCATTTAACACTCCCTGTACCGAATGAGCTAAGATCTGGTTTAGTAGTCTTCCCACTATTAAAAGATTCTAGTGGTGGTTTTTCTTTTGTTTTAATAAGTGACGGAGCAGTCTTAGCTACTGTAGCAGGTAGAGTATCAATATATTTTTTACCCATAATAGTATTTTTATGTTTAATCTGCTCTGAGAAACTAGCCATTGATCTTCTAATATATGACTCATCATTGAGATTACCAGACATTAAAGTTTTCATGTGAGCATTAATCTCATTCTGAGAATATGCTGAGCCTGACATAGTATGAATATACCCATACAGCAACATTCCTGCTTTTGTATTAAAGTCTACGTTAGCTAATGATTGAGCTGATTCTACACCTAGCTTAGACTCAACCCAAGTCTTAGCATCTGCTATAATATCTTTATCTATCTTAACAGTATTAGGATTAGCCAAAAGGTCATCAATCTCTGTAGCAGTATTATGATTAGACTCTAGCTCTTTTTTAGCATCCTTAGCAGTTTGTTTTGCTGTATCAGGCAGATCATACAAAATCTTATCTTCAATTCCCTGAGCTTTAGGAATATCAAAAGAGTCAGTAGATTGGTCAAACATACTTCTAGCTTCTGCTCTAGCTTCGTCAAGCTGCTGAACTTCAATATCTTCTCCAGCTACAGATGTACCCATAGCTAGTTTCTTAGCAAAATTACCAACTAAAATGGCAGTAGCCTCATCAGATAACCCAGCCATTGCTGCTGCTGTAATAAGTTGTGTGAGTGAGTCCATACGTCCGGTTTTACCTGCTACAAATAACTCAGGTTTAACTAGTTTAAGAGCTTCCATAACTTTATCAGCATCTTGCGTTTTAACTGCTTCGGTCATAATATTTTGCTGCTCTACAGTAAGACCCGTAGTAGCTTCTTGTTCTCTGAGTTTCAATTTAGTCTGATATTGTTGTAGTTGAGATAGTGTAGTATCGCTTAATAGCTTCCCACCACCCATAAGAATAGCACCACCATCAGCTCTATATAATACTTTACTACCATCAGTTTTTTCCTGAACAAATAGCAAATCTTTAATATCCTTCATAGTATCTGGGTCATATCCAATAGCTTTCTGTTTTTCCTCACTTAATTCATCTAATGAGGAGTAATTAGCAATACCATCCCTCTCTGCCATTTGCTTAAAATATTTATTCTCTCTTAGCAATATATTAAAATGCTCAGGGTTTTTATCTCTAAGAGCAGCTAAATGAGCATCTACAGCTTCTTTTTTAGCAGTAGATTTACGCATTTGCTCCATCTCAAACTGCATCTGCTGTAGTTGCATTTCTTGTTGTTGCTTCTGTAGATCGAAAGCAGCCCCTAATCTATCCTCACGAACTTCTTGAAGCTGTAGTTGACGTCTAGCATTTTGCATTGTTTGTTCATTAGCTCTAGCCTGTTGAAACTGCTGAACTCCGCTAGCTATACCTGATGCTAGACCTGCCGCTGAATATGGATTCATCTAAAGCTCCTTATTATAGACCAGAATACCAATTAGTATTCGTACCAAATACTGATTGATATTGTGTAGGTTGGTAGTTAGCTAGAACTGGATTATAAGTTGTATTAGCTGCTGGGGTAGAGGCTGGATTAGCGGCTGGAGAAGTACCAAAACCACCAGCACCAATAAACTGACCAGCTACATTACCAATAGCTCCAATAGCTTGACCCATACCCTGACCAGCCATAGCCGCTTGCTGACCGTACATACCAGCTTGATTGCTAAAGAGTTGTGCTTGCTGACCGTATGCAGATGAGATACCAGCTTGTAGTGCTCCTTGCTGACCTAGACCAAGACCTAAGAAACTAGCTTGTTGCTGAGCTACCTGCTGAGGAGCTTGTGCTCTAGTATTCGCAGAGGCTAGTGCTCTAGACATATCTAGTTGAGTAAGTCCCTCAGCCATAACACCGCTATTAGAGATACCACGCTGTGCTAGTTGACGCTGTAGATTATCTCTACTTTTCTGATACTCTTGCTGAATACTCTGGAGTCCTACGGCAGCTTGAGTTTGCGGTGTCATAGTATTATAATATTTAGAAAGATTCTGCTGAATATCTCCAAAAATTGACTGCCAATCATCATATTGCTGCATTTGAAATTCCAGTTGAGCACGACTAATGCCAGCAGATTCATCTACGGCATAACGCTGTGCTTCTGCTGCCTCTTTTGATGCCTCACTACTCTTATTTGCGGCATAAGCAGCTCCACCAGCTACGATTACTGCACCAACTATAGCACCAGACATAGCGAAGTCCTTTCTTTATAATTCACAAATAGCTCATGGCTTTCTGGGATATTTTTAGTAGCTACTAAAGCTAAACTACCTTCATCATAATCAATAAAAGTGGTATTAGGATTATCTGAGTGATTAATATATCTAGCAGTAGGTAGACGTTTGTTATCTACTACAGCCATTGCTATAATTTCACCTTTAGTTATATGCTTCTTAGAAAAGCATCCATATCCATCAATTAGTGACTCACCTATGTAATATGTCTCGGAGTCTTCGTCATATACTGGAAGAGAGTCCATAGCTTTACATACAGTAGTATTATCAGTCTTATACTCTAGTAGAAGTTCTTTATAACTATTTCTGATTCTAGTTATCTGTGGAGTATGAACAAACAACTCTTTCTCAGCTTCTTCAATAGTTTTAGCTTCTACACTGTGCATTGTAGCAAATGCTACCTCAGTTAGTGAGTAACCGACTTTCTGAGAACCAGCCTCAGTATTATAGATATGAGGAGCTGAGATTTCATATTTCTCAGTACCATCAATAATTCTAATAGTGCCTTTTAGTAGTACAGCAGTACCACCCTTTTTATGTTCTACACCAAGTACTAGGCAATTTGCTGGAGTATACATAATCCGTGTATAGATACCATCTACCAATGTATCCTCTATTGGTAGAATTGTCTCACAAAGATCATCAAACTGTTTTAACTCGCTCATTAATCACCTCATTGTTATTCATTATATACTAAGAAGCCTTAAATTAAGGTAAATTATAGTACAGCATGAGCAATAAAATAAACACGATCTGCTGTATCTTCCTCTATAGGTTCAGATGGGTCATAATCAGATGGTTTAAAAAACGTAGCTACATAAGCTTGTATAATATTACTAGAGTACTTAACAAGTGGTGCTAAATACCTATAGCCTAGAGGATACAATACTTTATAAGCATTTAGTGTTGGTGGGAAATAAATATCTTTATCAGATTGTCTTAAATAGACGGTAGAAACTGACCAATGACCATCAATAGATGTATCAGTAGAACTTGTAGCATCTAATCCAACAGCTAGTGTTGTTAGTTGTATTACTGGGTAATCAGCACTATCTAAAACAATCTGATTATAGCCAAACCCTAGTAACTTATGTCTAGTATAATTAGCAGTATCGCCTTTTACAAAATAATTTAATTGTCCTCCTGTAGTAACTCTACCAAAGCTAGTATTAGTTAAAAACCATCCAGAGTTATCTGCTGCTGAATTCAGAATAGTTAGAATTCCATCAGGTGTTGAATAGTAATCATCAGAATAAGTAATTACTGAATCTGAGATAGATAGCAACTCATCACCAAAATCCGTACCACCTATTCTAAAATGTGAGCCGCTGATAAGAATATCTAAATTTGCAGCATTAGGTATATATTTTCTAACTCTAACCAGTCTAACTGAATCAGGCACATCTAATGTAAATAGAAAAGCAGTCGAACCTCTAAACATATAAGCTAGTTGAAAATCTGCTGGTCTCAGTAAACTATCTGGTATATGAACATATGTAGTCCCAGAGATAGTAACTAATAGATAAATTGTATCATTCTCATCATCAGTAATATCATCTAGAGTAGTTGATGCTGAGTATTCATGACTTAGTACCTCACTGCTCCATCCGGTATAGGTAGCTACATACGTTAATTCATAATTCTCAACGACCTTGAAAAATTCCATACTAGTATGGAATGTACTATTATTACTAGGAGTTAGTGTAATAAGTTCATTATCTGGTACAGCATTTTTAGTAATGTGCATCATCTTAGTATTACTAACAGTTCCCATAAATAGGCTCATCGTATATGAATCTCCCCATTATTTAGGTCTACTTTCATTGTATAGTTAGTAGCATTAGCACCCGTATTATAGATAACACCAGTACCAATAACTGATGTATCAATTCTACCACCATTAATTGTAGTAGTACCACTAACGTAAATATTATCAGCTACCGTAGTATCTTGCATAGTTACCCACTGAGTACCTGACCATATATAAGGTTGGTTGTGATCGTCCGTGTCAATCCAAATATCACCAGTACCTTCTGCTGTAGGTGGACTAGCTTGATAAAAAGTTGTAATCTTACCATCAGCTGTAGCTTGAGCACTGGCCGCATTGAGATATGAGGCACCAAGAATTGAAGTAGAGTTATCAACCCAAGATAATGCTCCAACATTCTTACCATCTATGTCTTCATATCTATAAGCAACCATAGGAATAGCATCAGTATCTACCCACCAATCACCATAACTCTCTCCCTGACCAGAAGGTGCTGTAGTTTGATAAAATGAATTCACAACACCATCATCTGTTTCCTGTAATGTAGCAATATCTTGTAGTGCAGTAGATAGTGCAGTATCATTAGTAGTATCTCTGGTAGAAGTCCAGTGAGCTTCTAGACTTGGCGCATCCTGCAATGCTTTAAAAGGCTCATTGTTAGGGTATTGTATTAGTAGATCACCTGTTTTAGCATTTGGGTAATTCCATACTTCACTACCACTATGATACCAAATAGTCATCTTACCATCAGCAGTATATTGAGCTGTATCAGCTAGTACATCAGCTCTATAAGCACTAGAAATAGTTTTAGCTACTTCTCCAGTATTCAGTCTCCATGCTAAAGCTCCAGAACTTCCGCCATCTACGTCTTCATACCTATACACATCATACTTAGTACCAGACCAACTATCAATATCAACTAGGTAATCTCCGTAAATCATACCTACTGGAATAGACGTAGAAATCTCATAGAAAATAGTAACAGTACCATCCCTAGCTGCTTCAAGATCAGCAATACTAGCTAAAGCATCATTAACATTAGTTAATAAAGTTTCAGTTCCAGCTACATTGCTAAAATTAACAATGCCGTTAAAGAAAATATCATAACTAGCTCCATTCCATTCTACTAAGAAAGCTGGTATGATATTACCGGTATCAGTATTATACATAGTACCGTATGGTAAGTTATTAGCTTGTAAATAAGCCAATTCAGCTGGGTCACTAATATCTTCAATAGCCTTAGCAACTGAGAAGGTATCAGTGTTAATAGCAAAGAAACTACCCTCTGTACCAGGAGTTGTAGTATCAGTATCAATAGAACCTACAGTAAATCCAGAGATTACATTACCAGCTTTAACTGTTAAGCCATACCATGCAGCTGCTAAGGCTTGATCGTAGAATGTTCCAAACTGCTCTGCTACTAATGCAACGTCCTCTGAATTTTGTAATATTTTAGTCTCAATATTCTGCTCTACATAAGCTTTAACATCAGCTTGTAATTCTCTAATCTTAGCTACCGCTTTTGCAAAACTAGGATTAACAGCCGCCGCATCATTAAGATTAGCGATATAATCAGCAAGCTCACCAGTACCAGTCTTAGCAAAGAATGGATTAGTATTAAGATTAAATACTAAATCGCTAAGAAACCTTTTTAATACCTGAGTATCTTCTAAATTAGAAGGTAATACAACATCACCGGCCATTCTGTCTCCCTTCTGATTTAAACTCTATCTCATGTACCTCACCAGTTCCATCAAACTGTATCTGTAGAAAATATCCTTTATCTGCTTGTGAAGGTAGTCTTACGTCATTTAATCCTGATGTAAGCTCTTGAGCATCTATAATCTTAGCTGTAGTTCCATCAAGTTTACCTAAGTATACTGTAATATCTGTAGTACCACTAACATAAACATAAATATTCTTATAGTTTTTAACTACTGTTAGCCCATTACCAAATAGTCTACCAGTTTTATAGCTATATGGAACATCTGTAGCACTAGTACCAAATTCATACATTCCAAAATCATCTGGGTCGATGTAGTATAATTTATCAAACTCTGAACTATAGTAAGCACCATTAGCTACTAGATCAAGTTCTTTAAATACTGTACCAAATCTAAAATCAATAACTAAAGTTCCTGTACTATGGAATAGGTAATATTGATTTTCGTAGAATGCTGATGCTATTGGCTCAAGATTCAATTTACCAAGTTTTATCTCAGTAATTACCTGAATATCCCCACCAGTGGAAGCACATACACCATCTAATGATAGCCATAACAGTGTATTCTTAGCATACTGAACTGATGTATTACTAATACACCCCTGAGAATTACTAAGTAGATGGAGAGTAAAATTCTCAGAAGTATAACCTGTAAGAATATAAGTAGAATTTCTAAGGAAAATTAACAAACCATTCTGAGTGGCACCAAATCCAGTAATCTCCTCAGCTAGCTCTAGATAGTTAAACTCACTCCATAAATCAACTAATCCAGTTTGTGAAAAATATACCTTAGTTCCAGTAGCTCCGAATAGAGTAGCTGAATACAAAGTTAGATAATTCAAATTAGCTGGTGGTGTACTTGTACCGCTAGTTGATAGAATATCTGCTCCAGCTAGTGTTGTATCATCAATAGTGTCATCATAAACTGTAGTAGTTTTAGCTAGCTCAGCCACTAAAGTAAAGTTGGTAAGAACACCACCAATTCTGTATAAACGTATATGTGTAACAGAAGTATCTGTAGGAGCTGTAAAGGACTCAATCCTAGCGTTATTACCTAATATTTCTACCTCAGTTGAGAGCGAACTAGGAGCTGACTCAGCTCCATCAGTACTTCTATAGTAAGTGTAACAGTATTGACGAATATCAATAGGAGTACTTAATACAATATTACTCATAGCATCAGCAGCTTTAATATCCATAACTGTATCATCAATCGTACCAGAAGCTAATAGATCACCAATAAATCTATAAGTATTTTCGTAGAGTCTAAATGCAGCTACTCTAGCTACACCAGCAGGCATAGTAACTGTAAGTCTAATTCCATCAGTACCAGTATAAGCATATTCATCAGTTATAGTACTAAAGTTATCATCAGCATCGAAATACATTAGAATATACTTATAAGTACCAACCTCAAGATCAGATGCTACATCAATAATATCTGAAAAAGCTACAGAAATGAGATTTAGGTTAGTAACTGTCAGAGTACTAGTTGGTTTATCAATACCTACGGATAGTTCAGTAACACCAGTATTCTTAGTAAGTTGACCATTCTTATAATAATAGAGAAAATTATTAAATGGTACATAAGTGGTAGCTAAGGGGCCACTAATCCACTGACCCTCAAAATAGGTGAAAGAGCCATCGCTACCAAAGTTTTGTGCTGTAGCAGTATTACCTTTAATAGGCTTTAGGATTACTGAGCTATTATCCACATTAATACAAACAGTAGACTCATTATTAGCTATGTGAGAAGGAGCTATCTTAGTATTAAGACCTCCATTAAATTGTGATAATAGCATATAACAATCCTTTAAATATTTCTCTCAAAATGGTATGGGTCATTAATAGAGGTAAAATTACCACCCCATCTATTAAGTGAATTAAGACCTTTCCAATAGTTCCCTAAGTCTACCCAAGCTTTGTGAGTTTTATCAGTAATAAGATTGCCGTCAATAAATAGATTAAAATCTATAGCTAATCTATCTTGATGGTTACTACGCTTAGCTTTACTCAGATCATTAGCTAAATTGTAATCATGCTGTATCTGAGTTCTATAAAGCTCACCACCAGTAAGCTTATAACCCATCTCCTCAGCATAGTTAATAAGCCAAGCAACATCCTTTAGAAATTCCCACTGATGGTCACTAAGTTTCATTACTGACTCTTTACTGCATTAACACCATTTACACCAAAAGATGCTGTAACTATAGTACCCCAAGCTGCTGTAATAGGTGTAAATAAATCTGTCATCATTTTAGAAGCTTCCTTAGCTCCTTCAGAATCTCCGAGACCAAAAGCTTGTATGAAGATTAGTATAGTAGTCATAACTAAGTAAAATCCATAAGCTTTAGAAGCAAACCTAGATAAATCTCTTCTCATTTTCCCGTTAGGGTCTAGCGTCTTAATAAATAGAGACTTAGCCTGAGCTTCTTCCATATCTGTCTCAATCCACTCAGTAGCGATTTTCTCTACTGAATTAACAACACCACCAGTCAGAAAATTCCAGATATTCATGTTATTCTCCATTTAACTTTTTATACAGATCATAGACTACCAGAATACCTGCAATAACACCACTTACTACAGATGCAGTTACTACACTAACAGCAGTTACTTTTACTCTATGCCACAACTCTTGTCTAGGTTTATTAATCTCAGCTATCCGCTGATTAGCATATTCTTCTTGCTTTTTCTCTGCTTCTTGTTTTGAGATATAATCTGAGTTATTCTGAGTAGTACTAGCTATCTCAGCTATAGATTCTAGTAATTTTTCTCTAAAGATTTTCTCGTCCTCAGCCCGAGAAACAGAACTAATCTTTATATCTCGTAGTTCTTTAGCAACATAATCAGCAAAACTTTTATGCTCAGTTTTAGCTTCTTGTCTAGCAGTTTCAGCTCTAGCTAAAGATTCTTCAATGATTACATGAGCTTTTTCTAATAGCTGTACTCTAGTGCCGTATTTATGCAAGTCTTTGTTAATATCTTTAATATCTCTGCTTACTTCTAGCTGACAGGTTAGTAGTTTCCTCTCAAGCTCACTTAGACTTTCTTGCATCTGCTTACCTATTTATGAGTATTCCTTATTTTAGCATCAAAAGGCTTTAATTATATTTAAGTTTCTTATAAAGCAAATAAGGCCACTTTACTAGACACAAAATACCACCGCCGATAGTAACAACTACAGACCATCCTACATTCACGAAGCTTTTGTAGAAAGGTACAGTAGTCTTTCATCTTATGCTCCATGTACTAATAGAATTTCTTCATCGGTAAGTGCCTTAGGATACCACTTGTCACTGGTGAATTGTGCTGGTAGGTCAGCAGTGCTTACAGTTGGCGAGAAAGAGCCAATAGACACTGTTGATGTAGCATCAATTGTAGGTAGTGTAGTCGGCACAACTAAAGAGCCAAGCAAGATACCATCTTTAAATGCTTCAACTAATCCAGATGATGTTCTTAGCGCCAGTTTAACAAGTTGTCCAGATATATCTGTGATAGTAAAAGTTCCCGTGTATACAGTATTTCCCACTTCGTACCGTACAACAATATTTCCTGTCGAGTTAACGTATACACCAAATGCGTTAGCATTATCCGTATACATACTCATAATATATCTTGCAATACCAGTAGCAGTAAACTCCGGCACAAACTCCACAAGATACGTTGCACCTTTAGTCAGGTCAGGAACATTCCCGTATGCTGGGTAGTAAATGTTCATCGGCAAGCGTGTAGCACTTGCAGAAGTCGTTATGTCGGCTAGGCGTGTTACTGCGGCTGTGGTGGTTGGGGTGTAGCTTGTTGCATAACTGGCCTCTTCAAACTGTGCTCCCCAAATATATAGCGTATCTCCGGTAAGATTATCAAGTCCGACTCTAAGACGAATAGACGTATTTGCCAAAGTATCGGTAGAAGTAATACTTATTCTATACCAACCATTAGGTAATTTTTGATAGGTAGCAAAATCGCCATCAACCACAGTGAACGACTCTGTAGTAAAATCAAATTTAAAATCGTATCTATCAGTAGATGTACCAGTATATGACAGTTCAAATACTGCAATATTAGCTCCAGTACCCTGCTTCACAAATACAGAAAAAGTATTAGTGTTCACATTTTTTGTAAGTGATTGGGCTACAAAAGATGAACCATCCGCAGTAGTAGTAAGTAAACTAGCTGTAGAAGCACCATCAGGAGCTACAGCTGAAGAACCAACACATGTTGCCACGAAGATTGACCACTCAGCATGTGTAGTATCAATATCTTCACTATAAAGAACTCTATTCGTCCGCTCTTCCTCAACCAACAGCTTAGGTGGTGCTGTCAGATCGGCAGGATTATAGCTCATACGGGCTACATCAATAGCGGCTGTTTGCAGAGTACCAGTTGCATCGTAGTAAGTACCAGTGGTTCCACGGGAAGTGAATGTTACATCACTAGGAATGTATGGAGTTGGGAACGTTGATTCTTCTAGCTGTGCGCCCCAGATATAGATACCTGAGCTACCGTCTCCTGCATAAGTTGGAGAAAAATCAGATAGAGTAGGCTGCAATTGTATAGTAGCAGTAGAAGTGGCGTCAGGTGTCGCGGTAATACTGACTCGGTATACCCCTCCTCCATGGCTAACAATAGAGTAATCATCAATGAGTCCTACTACGTCTCCTACTGTTTCAGAAGTTAGGTTGAAACTAGCTGCGGGATTTACAGAAAAAGCTCCTCCGAAAATATTTAGTTTTATAGAGTCGTATTCCGCTGCTTTAACAAACAGAGATAATGTTACAGTGTTACCGCTAGTTAATCCACCGGATACTACTTGCCGTACTGCATGAGTAGTTGATACAATAGACGGTACAACTTTATCCATAGTATAAGATTTATCAACTGCCGTAGCTACATCAGGCAGTATCACTGCCTCGCTTAACGTCCACTTCTGAAAATCCTCGCTATACGTCAATAGATTCGTACTACCAACAGCATTCACAAGTCCATATTCGCCAAACGCACCAGTGCCGCTTGCAGGAGCAGTTTTCCAGTTACCGTAACGGTCAGTGTAGTTCAGGTCGCTAGGTTGGTCGTATGTCACACTACCTGTGCCTTTGAAGTCAAAGCCGTTTTGTAGGTCAAGGCTTGAGAGCGGTTGCGTGATTCTACCGACCGCACCAGCAAGAATAGCATCAAGCTTAGCACCATCAGCAGCTACGTCACGACCATCTACAGTGCTATCAGTTGTAATGGCTCCAGTAGAGTGAATCGAATCTACGGTAGGACTTTTAGTAGTAATAAATTTACTTGTAGCTGCATCCCATACAGCAATCCCTGCATCAGTTGGTATATCTTCTCTGGTAGCTACAGCTTGAAGGCTACCATTCTCACCTACTTTAAACGCATCATCAGATTCATCAAATAGGAAGTAGTAATCATCAAGTGAACCACGATCTACCTGAAAACCAGCAGTACCATTTGTAACACCAGCACCTACTTCACCCTCATTAATTACAATGATATTATCAGATGTAGTTACAGTCTGTGGGTTTACTTCTACTGACTCTCCACTGAATACGACTGTACCACTAAATGTAAGATTCTCTGATACAACACCATTAATATCTTTAGTTACTTTTGTGTCTTCAAGAACTTTCCCCTGTGCAGCAGTAAGAGCTTTGGTGTTATCGTCAGTCACTAGATCATCTACCAACTGCACATAACCAGCTTGAGTAGTAGAGCCAACATAAGTAGGTTCTGTAAACTCTGCAATAATTGTACCCTGAGTTGCATGGCTTCTAGTTACAACTGCACATGCTTGATATTTTCCTGTAGTGGGTTTAGTGGCGGTAAACCAAGTAGCTTTAAAATAAGTAGCATTAGTCAGCAGCGTACCAGTAGTGGAATTTAGAATACATTCATACATTTGTCCTAATTCTGTATTAAAAATAAATTCACCTGCTGAGTAATCAGATGTGGTAGTTGTAAGGTCAGCATAATCAGCCGTAATAGCATATAGAATATCACCTTCATTCCATTCTGAAGTATCTACGCTATCAGCTACCATACCTGTATTTGTACATAATCCAGTAGCATTAGGAGCTAGTGGTTGATGCAATACACCTAATGCAACGTCATAACTATGCTCTCCCATAGGCTCAATGACAAGATAATCGGTGCCAGGTTGAGAAGCATGTGCTGTAATTACAGTACCCTCAGCTAATGTAAAATCAGAACCATTTCTAACCGGATAGTGAATATGATTAGCTCCAATGTAATTGGTAATGTCATCTAAAAATTTATTAGTTAGAGTAGCCTCACCATTTGTTGATAAAGTTAGTGCATCCTGCCAACCCTCAGTAGAACTATAAGCCCTAAATCTAGGTGGAACTAGTGCTGTATTCCAGTAGATTGCACCTTCTTGTAGAGGGTCTCCGTCATTATCTACAAGAGGATCTACAGCTTTAGCACCTAGGAAACGATCATCAAATAGATCATAAATATCATCAGTTTGTAGAATTTCTGCTAGATTAGCATAGATAGTAAGTAGTTCAGGAACACTATCAACTAATGGTTGTACGTCAGTAATAGCTTCTGCTAATGTTTGAGTCTCATCAAATGGCAGATTAGCCGCATTAATTTTGGTTACTGTGACATTAGTACCTTGTCTATCTTGAGTAACAGTACCAACACCAAATAGTAAATCCTCTAATCCAGCTAGTTGTCTATTAATATTTACTTTCATTATAGAAATCCTCTATATCCACCAGTACTATTGGTGTCCATTGTAAAGTTGTGCATCTCACGCTGAATAATATTTGTAACATTATTAGCATAAATCTGAAGTTCCTCAGCTCCGAAAGCCCTATTCTGCTGATCTTCGTCGTTTCTGAGCGCAAACCCAGCTATGAAGTGATGAATAGCATTATCCCAAGCTTTACTAAACTGTAGATCAGTGTCAAGTGTTTCTAGTGTTATAGTATCTGGAATTTTTGTGTAGTAAACTACTAGATATTTAGGAATATCGTTAATCTCACTAATATTTGGGAGATTATAAATATCATCAAAAGTTTCTAAGTCTACAATAATACCATAGTTACTATTAGCAGTAATATAATCCATTGTGGTGTCAGTAATACGAGGATAGATTTTAAATGTACCAGCATTAGTGAGATTAGTAACTACTGCCTCAGCTGTACTACCAGTTCTAGTCTCCCAAAGAGAGTCTTTTTTATCCATCTCAGCATGGCTAAATACAGGTATATTGGTATCTAGGTACTGAACTCTATTAATCTGTAGTACTTCATCAGGCATCTTATAAGTATTGATATTAGATTCAATCTCTATAAAGGCTTTACCATGAAGAGCATTAGTCTGTAGAACAATATCGACTAAACATTGATTATATAAATCAACTAAGGTTACATCATCCCATCTATCTTTATCAACATCACCGAGAATACGTCTAGCTCTAGCAATTACATCCTCAATTCTTGACATATTAGTTTTCCTTTCCTGAAAGGCTAAATGCTTAATAGAGCCTACCTAAGTAAGCTCTAGAAACACTTAGTCAGTGTACTGACCGTTAGTAAGCTCAGTTTCGATGTACTCGATAACAAGCTTCATAACACCATCGCCA